TCACATTGCACTTATAATCTGTGTTGCTTTTTCATCTTCTTCTTTATAAGTTTCTTCAAGTAAATGTGAATAAACTTCTGTGGTTACAGATATATTTTTGTGTCCTAGCCTTTTCGAAATGTAATATATAGAAATGCCTTTGGCTAATAAATATGAACAGTGAGTGTGACGTAGTGCATGCGAAGTAATCTCTTTGATACCTAGATTGTTGCAATATACTTTTAAACGTTTATTAACCGCATTGTTTGTTAATTCGCCAAAAATAGTACCGTCGATTGTTCTAGGTAATTGATCAATAGACTTAATGATATGGTTCATATCCTTTTGACTAATAGACACATAACGAGGAGACGAATCTGTTTTATGCTCATCAATATAAATTTCGCTTTTAACTTGATTGATATAATCTCGTTTTAGATTCAAAGCACCACTTATGCGACAACCAGTACATATCATGATGAATAGTACAAGCGATGAAGCATTATCTTTAGTCATCAAATGCTGTTTTAATAATTCATAGTCTTTTAGATTGATATATTTACTATCTTCACTTTTATTTGGCTTACTAGCTCTATAACTCACTTTAAAAGTAGGGTTTTTTGCAATAAGTCCCTCATATACTGCGTCGTCTAAAGATGTTCTAATATAACCGTTTAGTTTTCTAATAGATTCTTTCGAATGATGTTTTGAAAACTCGTTAATAAAATCTTGATAATGATATCTGGATAAGTCTTTCAGCTTTTTCTTGCCAATAGGGTGGTTATTTATATGTTCTATGGCCGCAGCGTAAGACTTATATGTTTTAGGTGTTACAGTCGATTTTTTAAATGTTTCACACCATGTTTTGAAATAGTCATATAACGTTAAATTAGGTTCGTATTCAATACCTTGCTTTAATTCATTTAACTTATCTAACCCTGCCGAATTAGCCTCACGTTTCGTTCTAAAACCTTTCTTTCGATATCTCTTACCCTCATATTTAAATTCATATTGCCATTTTTTACCGTCATAACATCGTGTTTGCATGCTATCCCTCCTCAAAAAAGGTAAAAAATAATAAGGGTAGGTGGACTACCCATAAAAATTATTGAGCTGGCGTGTTTTGTACCTCTTGTTGTCTTTTAGCCCAACTGTCGTAACCTTCGTTTTTACCTACCCAGATTGGACCACCTACATGAGCGTTAGGGTCATCCCAAACTTGCTCGCTTGCTTTACGCGCCTCTTCATATTCCGCACGTCCATATCCCATTTGCGACTCGTTATGTGTAGTAGGCTTGTTTTTATTCCATTCGTTAATTTCATCTTGTGTCATATAATCATTGTTATTTTGTGATTGTTGATTGCTACTTTGTTGTTGGTTGTTGTTAGCTTGTTGCTGGTTGTTTTGTTGCGTTGGTTGAACTGTCTTACCTTGTGGACGTTCATTATTACCGTTAGCATTTTGAGTTTTCCCATTATCGTTTTTAGATGTGCTTTCAGATTCGTTGTTAGCAGTATCGTTATTACTATCATCTGAACTATCTTGTTGTTTATCATCATTAGCGTTTTTGTTCGATTTATCTTTGTTTTCTAATTTTTTATCTTTCTTTGGATCATTAGACTTTTTGTCTGATTTACTTTCTGACTTTTTATTATCATCTTTATTCGAGTTATCCTCATCTTGTCCACATGCACCTAATACTAATAAACTTGCAAATATTAAAAATAAAAACTTTTTCATTCTACATTTCTCCTTTATTAGCTATTTGTTTAAGTAAACTGATAATTTCGTTATTTTGTTCTATTATCTTTTTATTTTGTTTCAGTTGTTCATCTAATATTTTTATAACGACAAAGTTTTGATTGATTAACTCATATGTGAAAACAGTTGTTCCATCTTTTGTTGTCGAAAAACTACTTAATCGCGTCATAAAACTGTCGATATGTTTGCCTGGTTCGTTTTTTAAAAGAGCATTTTCTGTAATAGAAGTCACTTCGTCTAAACCATGTTTTAACATAGTGCGTTTCATATAATCGAATAAGCTAACTTTGTCGTCCTTTTGCGGTGTAGAAGCGTTGAAATCATTTAATACTTTTCTTTTTTCTTCAACAGAGAATTTTTTATAACGAATTTTTTCTTCTTTAGTTATTGTCGTCAGGATATTTGCCTTCTGTCATACTCTCTTTAAATGTAAGTCTATTATGCGGCGGTTCTTTCATTCTACATTTCTCCTTTGTTTATATTTCTTTATATTTAAAAACCCTCAACGGCTCAAACGTAATAGAGTAATCGCCATAGTGAGTTCCAATACCATGTTTTTGTTTGTAATGTTCCAATATTTCTAATACGTGTTCTTCACTTAACTGAACGTATTCCGCTAGTTCGTATAAGTTACTTACACCGTAGTGATGTGCCTCTACAATAATACGCAAGGGCAGTGCGGCCTCGTATCCATGACGTCTTGCGTAGCTTTCAAATTTGCGGTTAATCCATTTAGATTGGTCTAAGATGTTCCCGTATGTAAGTTTGTGATGTGCTAGTTCTTCGTATAGCACTTCGGCTTTGCGTGTTTCGGATAGGTTGCGTTTGATTAGAATTAAATCACCTAACCATAAACCGTGTAAGTCATTAGGCATAACATCTGTTTCTCTGACTTCTATATAGTCATGCTCTATTAACATTTTTTCATATAACCCCATAAAAACACCCTTTATTTACGTTTACTTCTTATAAAATCAGCATAATCTAAAACTCGTTGCCATTCGTCATCAGTTAATTCGCCTTCAAGGTGAGCTGCACGATGTTGTGGTTGTTCATCACTTTCATCTATCCAACCCATCAAAAATGCAGGGTTAACATTTAATGCCGTAGCTATGCTTTCGATAGTATCGTTTTTAAGATTTTTGATATTTCCACTTTCGTAACGTTGTACAGTAGCTTCAGTTTTACCGATTTTTCTTCCTAGTTCAGCTAAAGTCATACCTTGTTTTTCTCTTGATTGTTTCATTCTTTTTGAAAAGCACATCGTAATACAACTCCTTTTACTTGATAACTATATTATAAGGAAAACTTTCGGCATTTGCAATATTTTTCTTAAAAACTTTCGTAAAATGCTTGACCTATTTTGTACAGCCATGATAAGATTACTTACGTAATACGAAAGGTGGTGAAACGAAATGCCTATCGACACTAAACTTTTAAAATCAAAAATGGCTTTAAAAGGACACAACATCAAAACTCTTTCTGAAGAAATAGGTGTTAATAGAGATACATTGTCCAATATGATACATGGAAGAACTAAACCTTCATATCCGGTAATAAATGGGATTTATTTCGCGTTAGATTTAACACCACAAGAGGGAAGAGATATTTTTTTTAACAAAGACTTACGTAAAAAGAAAGTTTTAACTTAAAGGAGGACAACAAATGCAAGTATTACAAAAAATACAAATTGAAAATAATTCAGAATTAGGGGCAGTCGTTTCTAGTCGAGTAGTAGCAGAGGAACTAAACAAAAATCATCAACATGTTTTAAGAGATTTAGAAACTATAAAATCTCACAGTCCAAATTTGGACAGTGAAATTATTGATAGTGAATTTACGAATACTAGGGGACGCAAGTATCGAGAATACCTACTAACTAAAGACGGTTTCACTTTATACATGTTCAACATTCAAGGTCACAACGATTTCAAAATGGCTTACATTAATAAATTTAACGAAATGGAACGTCAAATCGCACAACCTATCGCAAGTTACATGATTAAAGACCCAGTCAAACGTGCTGAACTTTGGATAGAGGAACAAAAAGAGAAACAACAGCTACAACTTGAAAACAACATGCAAAAGCAAAAGATTGCTGAATATGAACCTAAAGCATCTTATCTAGACACAATATTAAACAATAAAAGTTTAGTTACAGTCGGTCAGATTGCTAAAGATTACGGAATGTCGGCTCAAGCATTAAACAAGTTACTGCATGAACTGAAAGTTCAATATAAACAATCTGGTCAGTGGTTACTATATTCTAACCTACATGCTAAAGGCTACACACATTCATCTACTACTGAAATCGAACATAAAGACGGTAGCACATCGGTTCGCATGAATACTAAATGGACACAGAAAGGTAGATTGTTCATTTACGAATTACTAAAAGACAACGATATTTTACCCACAATCGAACAAACAACTTAAAGGAGGTCGCTATGAATATCGATGTATGTGGTGTGAAATACAATGTATTTCAAATTGAAGAAGTTGACAATGATCCAAGTTGCTTAGGTTTGTGTATCTATAGAGAAAGCGTAATACAAATTAAAAGAAGTTTGTCAACCGAACGTAAGAAGCAAGTTTTAGTGCACGAGATGTTACATGCAATGTTGTATGAAGCTGGTTATGACGAACACGATGAAGAACAAGTAAAAAACTTATCAATAGTGTTTAACCAAGTTTTAAATCAAAACAATTTAAAAGCCACTCTAAATGAATTAGAGCAGCTTTCATCAAGTTAATGTTCCTTACGAACTCCCTTAAACGGTTTTGAATCTGATTTCATATCCATAAATCTACCAGTTTCAGAATTACGTTTGACGTAACGTTTTGTTTTAGGGTTTTTAACTTGAGAACGACTTTTCACCGCACCTTTACGGCGTCCGTCTTTAGGCGGGTTCTTAGCCATAGGCAACACCTCCCTTCTTAAAGGGATAACAACATTATACATGAAAGGAGTATCTAAGATGACGCAAACTTTAACCGTATCTGTACCAATACCGGACACACATGTACTTGTCTCTATAGATGAATATGAAGAACTATTAAGCTACTCACTAGATCCCGTTTGGGACTTAAAAGAATTGAAAAAGAAACTCAAAATGTCATCTGACGACACTATTAAAGATAGATTATTATTCAATCCAAAATTCGAAAAGTTACTTAAACAACAAGGTATCGCACATTATCCAGATGAAAGTTTAAATCGTTGGAGATTCAACGCAAGAAAGATGAATAAATTTATCGAAGAACATTTTGAAGAAATTCACAAGGGGATGAAGAAATGACGAATGACGATAAAACGTTTGTACTAACAGGTTTTATGTTTATTGCAGTGTTCTTTCTATTATTAATCGCATTAAATGTGTTTATCACTAATGCAGCTGCAATTGCATTATTAGCATCAATGCTAACGTATCTGTTTTTCGACAAATTATTTTACGCACAAAAAAAGACTGATACCCACGCCAATGAGTAACAGTCGGAATTTAACCAAAATATACAACTTAATTTAATCAAAATATACGGAGGTCGTCAAGTTGAAACACAAATTATTAAAAATCGCTAATGACTTAAACACATTAAGTATTCACAGTAAAGAGAATGTTAGATGCGATTTCGGAACAAGCTCTTTTGAAGATGAAGTATATCTGTTCTTCTATCACTACTCAGATGAGTATGACGCAGAAGTTAAGAGTATTTTGTTTGCTGAATTTCATACATCAGAAAAACTTCGTGACAAATTCGAACTAGCTAAAAAAGTGATTAAAGGGAAGTGCTTGATTAATGAATAAATTACAAGAACAAGAAATCGAAACAATTGAACAAGATGAACGTTTTAAAGTAACAGATTTAGAAAGTGCTAATTGGGTGTTCAAAAAGCTAGATGCAATCAATTCTAAAGAAGAAGAAATAAATGATCTAGCTGATAAAGAAATTGAACGTATTAAATCATGGAAAGATAAAGAAACTGAAAAACTACAAAGCAGCAAAGAATATCTTGAAAGTTTAGTTGTAGAGTATTTCAAAGTCGAAAAAGAAAAAGATAATCGTTTCAAGTTAAACACACCATATGGAAAAGTGACTTCACGAAAAGGCTCTAAAGTTATTCAAGTTAGTAATGAACAAGATGTTATTAATCAACTTGAACAAAGAGGTTTCAATGACTATGTAAGAGTGAGTAAAAAATTAAGTCAGTCAGACATCAAAAAAGATTTCAACGTAGCGGAAGATGGAACGTTAATTGATGCTAATGGTGAAATTTTAGATGGTGCAAGCATTGTAGAGAAACCAACATCTTACACAGTAAAGGTGGGAGATTAAATGAGTGAAGAAAAACAAGAAGCTCAAGAAAAAGTAAGCATACTCAAAAAGTTAAAGATAAACAACATTGCTGAGAAGAACAAAAGAAAATTCTATAAGTTTGCAGTTTACGGAAAAATCGGCTCAGGTAAAACAACGTTTGCTACAAGAGATAAGGACGCTTTCGTCATTGATATTAATGAAGGTGGAACAACAGTCGCTGATGAAGGATCAGATGTAGAAATCGAGAACTATCAACACTTTGTTTATGTAGTGAATTACCTACCTCAAATCTTACAAGAGATGAGAGAAAACGGACAAGAAATTAATGTTGTAGTTATTGAAACTATTCAAAAATTAAGAGATATGACATTGAATGATGTGATGAAAAACAAATCTAAAAAGCCAACATTCAATGATTGGGGAGAAGTTGCTGAACGAATTGTCAGCATGTACAGATTAATAGGAAGACTTCAAGAAGAATACCAATTCCATTTTGTTATTACAGGTCATGAAGGTATCAACAAAGATAAAGATGATGAGGGCAGCACTATCAACCCTACTATCACTATTGAAGCACAAGAACAAATTAAAAAAGCTATCACTTCTCAAAGTGATGTATTAGCTAGGGCAACGATTGAAGAATTCGATGATAACGGAGAAAAGAAAGCTAGATATATTTTGAACGCTGAGCCTTCTAATACATTCGAAACCAAGATTAGACATTCTCCTTCAATCACAATTAACGATAAGAAATTTGTGAACCCAAGTATCAGTCAAGTAGTAGAAGTAATTAGAAACGGAAACTAAAAATTAATTAAAAGGACGGTAATCAAATATGAACTTCAATTTAAACTTACAAAATGCTCAAAAATTAGGTAACTATATGCAACCAGGTCAATACAGTGTGAAAGTAAAAAACTTCGAAAGTAAAAATTCTAAAAATGGTCACCCTCAATTTGTTATTACATTCACTCACAAAGAAGAAGGAGACTTCACTCATTACGCTAACGCTGATATGGAAAATGAGTTTGCTAGAAATTGGATCTACACATTCTTAGATGACTTAGGTGTTCAAAGTGATAACGGAATGTTCAATTTCACAGAAAGAGATGTTATTGGCAAACCTATCAATATTGAATTAGAACGTAAATACAATGACTACACAGATAAATGGAACACTTCTTTAAAACGTGTTTGGAAATTTGATGGCACACCAGTATTTGAAAAATATGAAATTAAAGATAATCAAAAGAATAATAATAATGAGCAACAAACAAGTAAATCTAGTTTGAACAGTCCAAACAATCCATTCACAAACGCTAATGGTCCAATTGATATTGATGATAAAGATCTTCCGTTCTATTCGGAGTGATTTAAGTGCAGCAAATTATTAAGTATCAACAAAATAGCAAAGGTTTATACGATGTGGTTATTACTAATGTTGAAATACCTGAACAAGCTATTGATTTATTGGACTTAGGCAAACCTATTGATGTTGATTGTTCAGTGATAGATCCAAATTCTATCACTGGCAAACAACGTAGGTTGATATTCGCATTATGTAACGATATAGAAGCACATACAGGACAACCTAGAGATTATATGAGGCAAATGTTCCAAGATTATGTGATGTTCTTACATGGGTATGAACAGCGAATTTCATTAGCCGATTGTACAAGAACGATTGCCAAACAAATTATAGATGTAATGTTCGAATGGATATTCACTAATGGAATACCACTAAATTACAAAACAAGCGAAATGATGAAAGAAGATAAAAATTATCTTTATTGGGCAACTATCACTAGACATTGTGTCATATGTGGCAAACCTAATTCAGACCTAGCACACCTAGAAGCAGTAGGTAGAGGGATGAACAGAAATAAGATGAATCACTATGATAAACATGTTTTAGCATTATGTCGTAAACATCATACGACGCAGCATCAAATGGGGATAAAAAGTTTTAATAATTACTATCAGTTACAAAACAGTTGGATAAAAGTTGATGACAGACTCAATGCCATGTTGAAAGGAGTTAAACAATGAAATCAAGAATGATCACGTATGAAGATAGAATGCACATTGCTCGTAGAATTAACACGCTAAGACTTGATGCTGAACTATCACAAATTGAATTCGGAAAACGTGTAGGTGTAGGGAGACTTGCTGTAACACGTTGGGAAAATAGAGCGCAACTACCAAAAATGGAAGCCATTAGAAAGTTAGCTAAAGAATTTAATACAACGCCTGAATGGATATTGTACGGGGAGTGATAAAACATGAGCAATCTACTAATTGACGATTATCCAATACTCGTACTACCTAGTTTAGCTACTGAAATAGGCTTGAATGAAGCAATTGTATTACAGCAAATGCACTACTGGTTAAAGAAAAGTAACCATAACTACGATGGTAGACGCTGGATATACAACTCATTTCCTGAATGGCAAAAGCACTTTCCTTTTTGGTCGGTAATAACAATCAAGCGTACTGTATACAGTTTAGAAAAACAAAATCTACTTTACGTAGGTAATTATAATAAAGCGAAATTCGACAAAACGAAGTGGTACAGCATTAATTATGAAACTTTGGAAGGTATGAGACGACCATCGTATCAAAATGATACGACGAGTGTATCAAAAAGATACGATGGAGCGTATCAAAATGATACGACCAATACCAGAGACTACACAGAGATTACAACAGAGACTACTAACAATAATATATTGTCTCCTTCGTCGACTGCATATCCTTACAAAGACGTGATTGATTACCTTAATAAAAAAACTGGTAAGCACTACAAATCAACGACTAAGAAAAATCAAACAGTCATACGTGCTAGAACAGATGAAGGTTTTACATTAGATGACTTCAAACAAGTTATTAATAACAAGGTTGTCGAATGGAAAGGCACAGACATGGAAAAGTATCTACGACCTGAAACGTTATTTGGTACTAAATTTGAAGGATATCTTAATCAAGAAACACAACCTAGTGGCATGGATCAACTTAACAGAATGAAGTATGACGAAAGTTATTGGGACTAGGAGTGGTAAGTAATGCAATCATTAGGAAGTTTAGCAAGAAATATCAAGCCTAATCAAAACATTGTAGAAGAAGAACATAATCTTAAATGTGAAAGATGTGGCAACACCTACGACTATTACAAATTCAGTAATGGACAAGAGTTCAGACATGGTTGTGAATGTGAATTGATTGAAATAGGAAAAAAAGAAAGAGCGGAAAGAAAAGAGAAATATCTCAATCGTATCTTTAACCAATCTAATGTGAATGCGTCTTTAAGTGATGCAACAGTTAACAGTTACCAACCACAAAACGAACACCAAGTACATGCAAAGAGTACGGCTATTGAGTACGTTAAAGGTTTTTCGATAGATGAACCCAAGTCATTAATACTACAAGGATCATACGGTACTGGAAAAAGTCATTTAGCCTATGCCGTAGCAAAGGCAATTAAGCAACAAGGATATTCGGTAGCGTTCATGCACATACCAATGTTAATGGAACGCATTAAAGCAACATACAATCGTAATGCTACTGAAACGACAGATGAGTTAGTTCAGTTACTAAGCAGCATAGATTTGCTTGTACTTGATGATATAGGCGTAGAAAACACTGAACACACATTAAACAAACTATTTTCAATTGTAGATAACAGAGTAGGTAAGAATAATATCTTTACTACTAACTTTAGTGACAAAGAATTAAATCAAAATATGAACTGGCAACGGATCAATTCACGCATGAAACAAAATGCGAGAACGGTTCGGGTGCTTGGTGATGATTTTAGAGGACGTGACGCATGGTGACGATGGACAACATTAAGCGAATACTTGAGTGTTCAGATATGTACGCTGAGAAATTAATTAGATGGGCAAACGGGGACGAAAAAGCATTAGTCGACCTAATCAATCAGAAGTTAGAAGAACGTCGAAAAAGAGAGGCTGTGGTTGAATATGGGGCTTAGAGAAAATCAACCTAATGCTTATGACCTGTTTGAAAGTGACGGTTGGAAAATGTTGAGAGTGCTACCCAGAGACGATGGCACTTTCAACTTAACCAACTTAGGTGGGATGGCTGATAAACATTTTAAGCAGTATGTGACAAAAGAAGAATTAGCGAATATGAAAAGAAAACATAAGCTATTCAGACGAGAAGAACTGAAACACCAGACAACAATAGATGATTTTCTATGGGAGTGACAACGTGAGTAAATACAATGCTAAGAAAGTTGAATATAAAGGTGTCGTGTTCGATAGCAAAGTCGAATGCGACTACTACCACTATTTAGAACGTAATTTAGGTGATGGGTATGATCGCATCGAGTTGCAATCTAGATATGAATTAATACCTAAACTCGATAAGCAACGTAAAACGGAATATATCGCTGACTTTGCACTATTCAAAAATGATGTGCTAGTCGAAGTGATAGACGTAAAAGGAATGCCAACAGAAGTAGCGAAGTTGAAAGCGAAAATGTTTAGACATAAATATCCGAAAGTAAAACTCACATGGATATGTAAAGCGCCTAAATACACAGGTCTTGAATGGATAACGTATGAAGAATTAAGCAAAGTACGCAGGGAGCGTAAGAAGGAGAAGATGAAGAATGGATAAAAAAACTAGAATAAATGAAGCTTATGAAAAATTAAAAAAAGAAGGCCTTAACTTTAAAGAAGATAAAGCGATTTTCAGACTCAAAGATGGAGTTATGGAGATTTATTTTGACGAAGATGAAAAAACAATAAAAACAGAATTTCACGATATGAATGTATTTGTATCTGATGAATTAAAAGATATAGATATTTTCGAAGTATTGAAAAATTTGGTGTAGGAGTGATGAGTAATGGCAAAACTATCAGTTACATTCAAAATTGAAGGCACAGCTTATATTATTCCGGATAACGAAAAGCAGACGGAGGAACAGGTGCTTGAGATGGCAGAGAAGTACCCGAATGAGTTTGACAAACACTTAGATATTAAACAAGTAGAAAACGTTAGCGTTATATCAGAGGGGTGGAAGTGACACCATGAAAAAAGTGAATTTAGATGGTAAACGTTACAGATTATGTGATGTGTATAAATATTTTGATGTATCAGATAGCACAGTTCGTAAGAGATATAAAGAAGGCCTGCGTGGTCCAGAATTAATACATGGTAAGGGAGTATATCAATATGGTGCAGACGTACGAAAGAAATGAAAAGCAATTAACAGCTAAGCAATTGTATGAAATACAGCAAGCAGAAATTAGACACGAAAGAGCGTTGAAACGTAAACGTAGAGAAGAACGTATTGCTAGGGCTAAACGTGCAGAACGTGAGGTTGCTAAGCATAGAGTGAACAGTAAGTGGTTTAGATACTTATCAGAGAATGACATATTTCCAAAGGTAAGGGGGTAGCGGAATGGAAAATGTAAGAATAATTGATTTAAAAGTAGACAATATTGTTCAGTTCCAAGCAACATTTAAAGGTGTTACTGCTATGCAAACGGCCATAGTCAATCGTGTGTATGCAATAGAAAAAGGTTTGAAAACAGTTTGGTATGCAGAGGTAGAGAATGCAGGTGGTTATAAATTTATACTTACTGATAATGATGATTTTATCAGAGTAAACGAGCCATTCACACGTAAAGTGGATATGGTACATCAACCATCGCACTATCATAGTGAAAATGGTATCGATTTAATTGAGTTCTGTCGCCAACAATTTACCGATGAAGAATTCAGAGGTGCTATGAAGTTTACTCAAATGCGTTACTCGCTTAGAACAGGTCGTAAAGAAAATGACCTACAAGACCAAAGCAAGTTGAAAGAGTACGCAGATAGATTTATGGAAGTACTGAACAATGCAACTCGATAACACAGTATACCAACGATACAAATATAAAACTAATGCCAAGACACCTACACAGATACAACAGGAATTACGCAAGCTAGGTGTCAACGGCTTTGTGGTTAAGGTAGCAGGAAGTAGAGTGACGATGTTGGTAAATGAGAACGATATTAAAAGGAACAGGGAGTGTGTAAGGAATGGCAAAGATTAAACGTAAGCTAGAGATGACATTACCAGAATTAATTGAGTGGGCGTGGGAGAATGAAGTTAGTGATAAGGCTTTTTATAGCAATCTTGATGGTGGTTCTGTGTATTTCGATAAAATTCAAAATTTG